AACGTATTGCTAGCTCACCTGTGTGCGTGGTTTGTATGAGCTTGGCCTTTGGATGACGGCCCATGTAAAACGCAGGAAACAAATTAGATGCAAACTCTGATTTTGTATGTCTTGGTGGCATGTTTACGATTAAACGTTTTAACTCACCGTTTGCAATACGATTTAGTTTTTCTGCATATATCTTGTGGTGCTTACCTTCTACAAACTCTGGCCAAACTGTTTTTACAAATTTTAAAAAGTCACCTTGTGACTCCTCACGCTTTGCATCCATAGCGTTTTTAAGTATTAGTTTGAGTGTATTAGTATCTAAGGATTCTAGATTAGAAACGTTTTCCATTTTTTAAAAATTTTTTTGAAGATGCAATTATAACGTTTTTATACATGATTGTCACTCTCAGACTTGCCTAAGCAAAAATATAAAGCATGCTTATACAAAAAGGGGGGGAGGGGGCTTGCGAGTTTGCCCGGGCACAGCACGTGGCCTGCGACATAGTGACGCAGTTTACGAACGCGTCGTAGTTTGCGAGCGGGCGACAGCCCGGCCTGCGACAAATTGCCGCGCGACATATTGTCGCACCCGGGCAAAGTTATCCACAGGATATCCACAGTGTTGCACAAATACAACAACAAATAATATATGTATATGTTAATAGGTACATATAAATAGAAAGGACTACATGACTAAACAAGACTTTAAACTTAGAGTAGGACAGAATAAGATGTTCTCTTGTAAGTGGATTAATAACAAAGGCGAAGTGTCAGTTATTAAGCGTGGTATCTTAGGTACTAATGCTTGGCGACACACTAACCAAGCAACAAAGACTTCTGTCAATGAGCATGAACAATATGTGTTAGTATATCGTATTGGTAATGGTCTTATGCCAGAACACAGACGTTGGGCAAATGTAAACCCTGAAACTGTGTTTGAGGTCAATGGTTGTAATATCAATGAGCATGAAATCCATGCTTAAAGGTATATTAGAAATCTCATTAATGGTGGCAACGTTGTTTGCCATCTACTATTTTATATTAATCATCTGTGCATTAGGCGACAGATGTTCTAACTATTATTTTTAAAGGACTACTATGACAGACAATTTACCAAGTGTAATTACTTCAAATGGTACAGACATCACACCTTTATTAAAAGAGATGATTGACCATTTAAAACTAGAAAAGGAACTAGGCAACGTAGATAAGTTAGCTGATGTTCAAGTACCAATGACTTCTAGTGCTGATTGGAAACTCATCTGTGGTGTCTTATGCAATTCAATAGTTGAATGGGCTGGACAAAACAGAAACAATGGTGGCTTAGACCTTATACACCATATGCAAAGCGATATAGGTTATCTAGTTAAACGATTGGGTTTAGTAGAATAGAATAGTAGTCGCTATTTTACTATTACAGGGGGATATTTATATCCCCCTTTTTTTATGTCAGCAACTCTAACACCTGCCTTCCCGGGAAGCGTGGAAGTTGCGCCCGGGACAAAATGTCGCACGTCAGGGAGTTTGGGAGTTAGCGAATGTGTAGGGAGTTTGAGGCAAGAGCCGATTAACACCGTTTATCTTGCCTCGTATTACAGTTGTGGCTGTAATTCTTTTGCTCTGTCGGTCAGTAGTGAAGACTACTGTTCCTGCTTTCTTTTTAACGGTTATAGTATAGAACGAAGTTACAAACTACACTTTAAGCCATTGGCTAGAAATATCATTTAGTCTATTTCTGCCATTGTCATACCATGACTTAACCCATGACACAACTGGTTTATTCTTTTTCTTGTGGATAAGTACCCAAGTACCCTTATGCCACAAATATGTATATGTATAATCTGTAGTCCATTTGTTCCAACGAATCATAACTAATCCTTTCTATTTATTTTTCTATTATAACACGAATCATCTTTCTCGTCAAGACAGGTTCGCGGGCAGCGGGCCCGGCCGCGACAAATTGTCGCACCTGTGGAAAAGTCAGATGGCAAGAGTTTGGGAGTTTGCGGCTGCAGCAGCTCTTCACCCCAGCAGCCACTGCAAAACCAGCAGCAGCAGGACCAACTTAAGTGGTACTATTAGTAAAAAATATGACAGTTTTCCTCACTTTCTGTAGCCTTCATTCCATTGGCATCTCTGCCTGGATGGTATATAGATCCAGGCATCCTGTTTGTCAAGCTACGCTTCCAAATTTTTTGGCTGTTTTCTGCGATAAATTTTTAGCACAGCTCCCGGTAGTTCCCCGGCGCGCCCGGTGCGTAGACTGCATAAATCCCAAGCTTCGAAATAAGAAATGGCAGACTTCTGGGAGATTGCGAGTTTGCGGATTTGGTACGTTTGTAACAGGCGCCGGGCGCCCGGACTGCGGCGATTTGTCGCACCCCTGCGGCAAAATGTCGCAGGGAGTTTGGGAGTTTGCGAATTAGCTACTAGGCTTAAATATACTTTCGTACATATGGTCTAGAGCACTACGGTTATCCTCGAGAACATGTTCTTGATTCTTTTTCATCGTAGGCACTATACTATCATAGTGATTCGCAATTCTTTTGAGTACATCATTGTTATCTTCTAATGCCTCATGTATTCTATTTAATGCATCTACTACTGCATTAGTACTATCTTCTGGTAATACCATTTCTACTCCTTTGTTATATTTCTAATTACATTATATCAAATCTTTCTTTACCTTACAACCGTTACTTACCGTTACCTGTGGATAACTTTTAGTTGGCACCAGCGTGAAGGGCTGCTGCGCTACAGGATCCCGGCCTGATGCAAGCTGGTTAAAAAATGGCGGAAACACGGGAGTTTGCGAAAGAGCTTGCGCACCAGGCGCCGGGCGCCCGGATTCGCGACATTATGTCACCTTGACATAGGACTTATAAGCGGGAGATTGGGAGTTTGCGGATATCTTAGTAAAATCGAGGTCCTTGAGCGGTCCGTCCCAGATCCCAGGCACTTGGAACACGTTGTTTTGGCCTAGATCCCTGGTTTTACAGCCGTGAAACAGTTTGACTTGCTCTGCGAGAGGCAAGCTAACAAGGATATATGACTTTGCACCAGCTACAGCGTGCTTCATATTCCATGCAATTTGGAACGGAGATAGTACCACTTTGTTACTACTATTTGCGACTTTTAATTCTACTGTAAAGAATCCTGTCTTACTGTGATAAATAAGGCAATCAGGGAATCCTGGTGTAACGTAACTTTCTAATCTTGAGTATATGTAATTACCAGCGTCTAAGTATTTCTTTAAACTCTTCCAAAAGTTTGTTTCCGTTTTTACGGTCATATTTTTTCTTACTCTTTTTGACCCTCTGACGATACTGGTGTGATGTCTTTAGGTCCTTTGCTATCGGATTTCTCAACCGATATAACTGTGTTGTTTCCTTCTTTTTTAATTTGTCCATCTAATCCTAAATCCTTTAATGCTTTTAAAACGTCATCACGCGACATAGAATCAATGCTTCCTGTCCTAATTTCTTTACGGTCAATGTACAATCCGGCTGCTTGTCCGCGCAACCGCTCAGCATTAACAGCAGCACTATAAGACTTTTCTGCCAATGATTTTTCACGCAACCTAGCAAGCTCTTGTACATGTTTATCTAATTTTACTTCGTGTGTTTTTTGTATTTCTGCTCTTCTTGCAAGAACAGCTTCTACTACTTTTGGGAATCTTTTGCCATTCAATAATTCTGACGCAGTTGTATTTGCTCTGTCTTCTTTGTATCCAGCTTGTCTCGCACATTCTGTAGGTGTCAATCGTCCTTCGTTCTCTGTATATATCTGTACAAAGATACGTTGTTTATCTGTCAATCCATCATCTCTGATTGGATATTTTTTTGCCATATTTGTGGCACCATTTGTGGCACCACTAATTCTTTTATCTACCATGCTAAACCTCGCAGTATAGTTGAGTTTTTACTCATTTTATTTTCTAAAAAACAAAAAAGTGCCTTGCGTTGTCTAGAGTAGTGACACATTGGTGACACAACATAAGTCATTGAATTATATAGTTTAATCAGCAATTGTGTCACTGTGGCACCAGTTTGGTTCCCGGTAACAAAATAAAAAAAACTTTTGAGCAAATATACCACTATACGTGACACATTACAAAATATAAATTGACCGATTTCTGCCATTTCCTTTCCCTAGCCAACCACGTTGAATCAATTGATGTACAAAACCATGAACATGTGATTTAGATTTGCTACCCATCAACTGTTTTAGTTCTTCATATGAGGGTGATACACCATTTTGCTTTATAAAAGCTTTTATGATGTCAAATACTTTCTTTTGTTTGGGTGTTAACCCTTGTTTACTTTTTGTCTTCAAGGCCTGTTGCATCTGGGTGACTCCAATAATCTTTTTGTGCTTCGCGTAACATCTCATTTTTACCCCACTCATCTATAGCTTCTTTTGTAATAGATGCTTCTAACGTTTTTTGTATTTCTTTTTCTTCTTCTGTTAAATCTATCCTGTAAGGTCCTTTTTTACGTACATACGTGTGTATTCTAGACCACGTAATTGTATATTTAGAAGCTTTTGGTCTTGTATATCCCCTCGTGGGATCTAATGACGGAAATTCTGGATTAGGATTTGTATCAAAATTATCTTGTATGTATTGTAATACCTGCTCATCATTATCAAATTGTTTGACAACCTTTTCTATAATTTTTTTATCTAACCATAAATTAATTTCGTACGTTTGCATGTGTTCCTTGTAAATACTCTATTTTTGTTACCCAACCTTTTGGTATTGCTATCGCACCACCACCATGATTATCATCTTTATCTGTACACCAGGACCGCATTATAACTATTTTATCATTGTTATTAACTACCATCCAACCAGTTTCTTGGCATTTAGCCAAAGGTGCCTCTAATATATCTTTTATAGGCAACCAACCAGTTTCCATGTCACGTGCATCCATCCACGTAATGGTAACGCGTGGTATACTATTTATATTCATTAATGAATTTTATTCCACTTATCTGCAACGTCAGAATATTTGTTTTGCACTTCTTGTTCTGCATCAGTATCTATGTAATTTTTATTTGATCTAGCTCTTTCTCTTTCCTCAAAACCATCTAAAAATTTATGCATTATTTCTAACAACATCATTGTAGAAAAAACACAACCATGTACTTTTACAACACTAATTTTATCTAATGTAACATCAACACTATCGCCTCTGTCTTCACATTCGTGTAATATTTTGTTTATCTGCCTTGCAGCATCTATCATTTCTTTCATTATATTTCTCCTTATATTGGTGAGTTACCTATGCTATACATGCATAATAAACCCGTAGCTATAGATAACCAAATTGCATAGTACATCCATCTCATTAGAAACCTGGGTACTCGGGGCACGTATCACTATCAAATGACTGGTAATAACAAACAGCTGCATTTGATGCAGTCATTTCTTCTTCATTACCAACAAACATAGCGTCATAAAACGTGTCTTCTGCACGTTTTAATTCTTCTCTAGTATTAACTTCTTTTATTACAGGGCTCATATACCTAACAACCATGCAAAACAATATCTACATACAAGTAAAAATATAACTATCTTTACAGGAAAAAAAATAAACCACATCACAACCTCACTGCTATATATTCGTAGTCAAAATCTGCGTGTTTTTTCTGCACAAGTGTAACTACGTTAGATTCATATGAACCATATACATATCTTTTCAATGCGCTAACACGTCGCTCATCTAATGTAGGTGCTATCTTTGCTAAATGTGGTGCCATAATAAAACCACGATAGTAAGTCATGCTATCACCTTTAGCAGATTGATTAACCCAGTCTTGATACTTTCTTATACTCAACATAATATTTCCTTATGTAAGGGCTAAGTTAATTTTTAAAAACGAAAGGCCCTAGCCCTTACATAAAAAGTGAGTAGGGGGATTCTTTGACTACCCCCAACCTTTCCCGACAAGTCAACCTATACAGTTAACGAGTACTCAGTAC